TTTCTACTGTGCCACGACCCAAAAGACGATTAGGAATCGTGTCATCTTGGTATGTCAGAACAGGGCGATCCTTCATCATGTAAGGATTTGCCTCTGCTTTGAGCAACTGCCCATCGTTGGCAATCACGACAATGGCCTCAACCATGTCTGTGTATTCTTCAGCAGTAGAGTTCTCAGGGAACAACTCGACAATCTCTTTGCTTTCCTTGAGATTCTCCAAGTATTCACGCGGGACGAGACCATAGTAGGTCAGCAAAAGCACTTTTTCGTCCTGATACTGGCTCACCTCTTGGGTGGGTTCCAAGTCAGTGTCTTCACCAGCAGTGCCAATGTCTACTTTTCGGTAGATTCCACGCTCAATGCCTTCAACAATCTTGTGGATAGAGATGTATTTCTCAATTGCCACCCCCATACAGTCATCAACTGAGGTTCCATTGGGGTCAAAGAGGAAGTTTTTTGGATTTACAGGTGAAATCTTGACTGCGATGCGGTCTTTTTCCACAACTCCAATGGCAGCTTGGCCCATTTGCCCAGGAATTGGCTGAGTAGAGGGCACATACTGCTTTTCTGTCTTAACGACAATCTCGCCAATGCCTGTGCCGTAGATTTCTGCCATCAACTCGATCTGGTCAATGGATTTGCGAATCTTGTCCCGCTTGAAATCTTCCATCAACTGGGCTTTGATGATGCCCACATCAATGGGGTTGTTGTTCACATCCCGAATGTCATCTTGAATGTCAAAGAACTCGCCTTGACCAAAGATAGCTTCCATGATCTCAGCATGGCGAGTCTCTACGGCTTGTTGTGTGGCAGGGGTTACGATGCGTGAACGCTCAGAGTCACGGGTTTTGTCTTCAACAGCCCACTGACCACGAAAGATTCGCTCGTATTCAAGCCAATCTGGAAGGAAGTTAGTATCCCGATAGTCACGCCAGCGATTGCAATGGTCAACAACAAAATCAGTCAGTTCTTTGTCAGCCTGTGTAGGCTCATAGAATTGATTTTGCTCTAGCTTATCTTGCTTATCTGTTGCCATTAAACCCCCGATATGATGTCTACAGGCTCCCACTCATCATCTTCTTCACCCTCAAAGTAAGATGTTACAGCCAATTGGTCAATATAACTCAAAGCATCAGGAAGGTCATCGTGTACGCCATTGGCAGGAAACATCAAGAGTTGATCGGTGAAATCATCCCAATCTTCTTCAGAGTTCAGCACAATTCGCCCATGCTCAAACCGCCCTTGGAGACTCCAGATGATTCTGTCTGTCTTTTTCCTGTTGCCATGCGTTAGGTCAACTATGTGGGAATATACATTATTTTTCCGCATCAGGTCACTGAGGTACGGCAAAACAGCGTTTTTTAACGCTCCACGCTCGATTCCAACCGAAATTGGCCTGTAATCCCGCATCTTCATCAGGATTTTGGCAGCAGTTTCCCGAATATCCCACCGCCCATGGTCAATCTCTTTGACAAACCATTTGCCATCATCAGTGACTTTTACCACTGCAATGGCACTCTCATCTAGTCTTTTTTTCGCGTTAGCAGCTTGTTTAGCCACTTCTTCAAATCCTGCCAAGTCGATTGCAATGAAGTAACTACCATAGTCAGGTTCCACACCATATTTGATCCAATCTTCTTTAAAAACATCGCTTCCTGCGTTGTCAAAGGATGCCAAGTATTCCTGCTTGAAAGCAAAAGAACTTAGCGTCTTCTTGGCAGACTCAATCTCAGTTGGGTCTATCAATGGGTTGTCTTGGGTTGTGAAGTGCCAGGACTTCCAATCAGGATCGGATTCTTCTTGGCCCATCTTGAACAGGTCATAGAACCAGTTGCGGCCCTTGGGTGTGCCAATGAATATGGCTCTGCCCTTTTTGTCTGACAAAGAAGCACGAATAACTTGCTCCCAGGCTTCAGGCTTAATGTCCGCAACCTCGTCTAGTACCGCATAGGTAAGAGACACACCCCGCAGGGTATCTGGTCTATCAGCACCGCGAACATAAATCTTTGCACCATTTATCATGGTTATGTCCATGTTGTTGATATGACTAGCCTGGATAACATCCCGTCCAATCTCTAACAGCACATCCCAAATGATCTGCCTTGCCTGACCATTGGTGGGAGCCACATAGAGAACTGCACTTCCTGCTGGGCAACGCAATGCTTCAATAATTAGCGTAGTAGCCGCTAACCTAGACTTACCACAACGCCTACCCGCAGCCACAACCTTAAACCTTGTTTTGTCAGTAAAGACTGTTTGTTGCCAAGGCAGGAGTGAGAAGTTGAGGTCAGACATTTTTTGTTTCTACATCAGTCACATCTTGCAAGGGTTCTATCTCTACGCCACCAATGCCTGTGATGTTGATGGTAACGGCATTTCTTTGCTTGCCTTCTTTCTCAAACAGACTGACAGGAAGCATTCGATCCATACAGAGTTTGAGCATAGCCGCTTGTGCGGGGTGTTCATCATTCATGGCAATCTCAATTGCTTTGTGAACAACATTGGAACCAGCACTGTTTATCAGGAGGTCTTTGAGTTCTTTGATGCGCTGAACTTCAGTCTTTGGCAGGAGAGCCGCAGGTCTTTCGGCATAGGTAGCCATAGTGAACTTCTTGTTCACAGCACCCTTGGGGCGACCTTTTTTCTTTAGGTTGTTTGGCAGTGCATCAATCACATTCATACTTTACCCAGTTATGGAAGTTTGGTGAACTATACATTGTTTGACAAGTGGGGTAAACCCTAGTACATTCTTCACGGGGCCATCACCCAGCCCTCCATGCGGTTGAGCCGACCAAGTGGGATAAACATGGCAAATCAGGCGAGTTTCTAGTAGGACTCCCTCAACGCTGAGATAGCGCCAGGGACTACCTGAACGGGGCAAAGTAGCTTGTACAAAGGTTGTCTGACAAACAACAGTTGTCGCCTAGGAACGCAAGTTCACGCATAAGCGTATAAACAAGAGGCTCACTTCTTTAAGAAGTACCACCCTCCACGGGTAATGGCTATCGTCTGTACTTCTTAATGTCTGTAGCACCTTCTTCCTTCCCAACAAAAGCTAGTCATTTTTGTAGGCAATCCTAGGTTGGCTTTTCCTGTGGATGGGAGGCACCACAAAATCTCTCACACCACGACCACCCCCTCCCCCCCTACAAACCCTTAAGGGTAAACCCTGATAGGGTAAGTACCTACGGGTAAACGAGTAAGGGTAAACCCTAATGGCTGGCTTTATACAGAAAAGTAATAAGGTTATGCGTAAAAGTTATAAGCACCATTATCAGGTAACCTGACTAATTCAATTGCACACACAATTGCATACAGGATTGTATACACTATATGAGAACATAGATTATTATATTAATACATTATGGTTCATAGGGTAAGCACCTATATAAATAATGGGGGAACATAGGGTTTATCCCTATATCAAACTGGTGTAGGTAGCGTTATATTTATATCACTGGAAACGAAAACCAGTGACTCCATCAACATTCAATAGGCGTAAATATCATGGACTTTTCTTCCCTTTTATCTGAAGCAGTCAACAAGCCTGGGATTCTCTCCAAGGCTTACCAAGCATTTCACAATTACTCTGTCGGTAACCAGATGGCGGCCATGTCCCAATGCGTGGCGCGTGGCATTGAAGTGGGGCCGATCTCCACATTCAAAGGTTGGCAGGACAAAGGTCGATGCGTCACCAAAGGACAAAAAGCCTTGGCACTTTGTATGCCTGTCACCATGAAGGGCGAAAAGGACAACAAGTCAACCGGACAAAAAGAAGAATTTACATTCAATCGCTTTGTCTTTAAAAACAATTGGTTTGTCGTTTCTCAAACTGAGGGCGCAGACTTTACCCATGAAGTCAAAAACCCATTGTGGGACGCTGCCAAGGCTTTGCAAGCCCTGTCTATCAGTGAAACACCCTTCACCATGATCGATGGAAACTGCCAAGGTTATGCAAGTGGTCAAACCTTTGCGCTCAATCCAGTTGCTGCCCTGCCACATAAAACCAGATTTCATGAAATGGCACACATTGTTTTAGGTCATACTCAGGAATTCACCATGACCGACAGCGAAAGGACTCCCAAGGATATTAAAGAAGTGGAAGCAGAATCCGTGGCCTATATCCTTTGCTCAATCCTTGGTTTGCCTGGACTTGAAGAATCTAGGGGTTATATCCAGCACTGGTTACGCGATTGTGAGATCAGCGAAAAGTCAGCACAGAAAATCTTTAGCACCGCTGACAAAATCCTAAAGGCTGGACAATAACTAGGGTTTATCCTAATTGCATGGGGGCATTTTGCCCCTATCATTCAACTTCATTCAATCAATAGGCTTTCAAATGAATCAATTATTTAACATCTGGCATGATGCACAGCACAGCAAAACGACAATCATTGCAAATGATATGAACCAAGCCCTGGATATTTTTTGCAGCCGTCATGGGTTTATCGATCATGCGGACTATTGTCAGGAAAAGGGCTTAACACAATCCGATCTCAATATTGAATCAGTCAACTAAAAAGGCTTTACATCATGCACCCAGCAGACAAAATTGTTGTTATCGGTTCGGCCTTGGCTTTCCTGGCCTTGGCTTTCATTCTTTGGACATACTAAAACCACAGACTGCAAACCCTTGTTATAGGGGTTTGTTGCCTGGGCTTTCCAGGGTTTCACTTCAAAAGGCTTTAACATGAAATTCGCTATTCAACGCAAACACATTCGCGCTATGCTTTGCTTTGCTGCTAAAAAAGACATTCGATACTACTTGCAAGGGTTTTGCGTCAATCAGGACAATCGGGGCACCTATATTGATTCCACAGATGGGCACTGCTTGGGACGTTTATTGATTGACGATCAACCAATGCCTGAGAATCGGATTATCCTGCCCAGCGTTAACCTGGACGCATTGAAGGGTACTAAAAAGCAGAATGAAGAGTTCCTGCATTTCACTGTTGACGGGTTATCTGTTGAAGTGATTTTGCCCAATGGGGATAAAGTGCAATTTACTGCCCAGGATGCTCGTTATCCTGATTGTGATCGGGTTATCCCTTTGGTTTTTAAAACTGAAGATGAAAAGCCCTCACAATTTAACCCTGATTTACTTATCAAATTTGTCGATGCAAGCGAATCACTTTATGGGAAGCGTCAATGCCCCACTTTGTTGCAGCGCGGTACTGATTCGATTATTGTGAGTTTTGGCCTCGATACTCAGTTCATTGGGATAATGATGCCTATGCGTGATAGTGGTGGGGCTGGAGTGCCATCATGGTGCAGCAAACCCAGAAAAGCCCCTGAAATTGTCGATCAATCAGTGACTGAAACCGCATAAAACCAAGGCTCAAGGGCATTCTGTGCCCTTTGGCCTGGGCTTTCCAGGGGTTTAACTTAAAGGCTTTGATATGAAAACCACTGTTTCAGTTTCTGATTTTAGAGATGCGTTTAAACGCTGCGGGAGAGGCGGTCAATTCTCTTATGATGGCCTGGGTGTTTTATTTAAATATCTTGAAGATTATGAGCAAGATACTGGTGAAGAAATTGAAATGGATGTTATTGGGATTTGCTGCGATTTTGCAGAAAATGACTTTGCCTCTATTGCTGAAGATTACTCCATCGATCTCTCAGAGTGCGAAAGCCAAGATTCAATTAAGACCGCAGTTTTGGATTTTCTGGCAGACAATGGCTCATTAATCGGTGAAACCGATGAGGCCGCCGTTTATAGGCAGTTCTGATGATATATGCAACCCTCGCCCTGATCCTTCGCATCCTAACCCGCAAAAAATGAAAGGCTTTTATGCTTAACGATATTAAAATTGATTTCTTTGAAGATGACAAGTTTAAACATAAAACTGGAGAGCTTAAATTATGCGTTGCTGATTTTGCTCAATTGGGCATTATTATGGAAGCTATAAAGCAAGCCCAAAATGATAGCTGCATTCCTTGCCACTTTAAAATAACCGCACAATCCCTGGACTACTAAAAGTCAGCAACCACTAACTAAGCCGCCTTCGGGCGGTTTTTCTTTGCCTACTTTTAAGCCCTTGCAAGCCCTTTTGCCCTTGCCCTATTTACCCTCAGAAAAACAAGCCCTTCTAGCCCCCTTTTAAGCCCTTCTAGCGGCATTTTTTGGGTCAATCATCATCCTGGTTTGGAAGCGTAGTTACCAATCCCACAAAATTCAGGTTCATTTCAGGGTCTAGGCCACAG